GGGCAAACCATAGCTCTTGAGGCTATACGTCGGAATGACCGAACCATTGATCCCGCAAAAGGGCGCTTCTGACAAAATTTAATGTCCTCAAAGGAATGAGCAATGGTTTCTACTTTAATTGACAACCCGCACTGCTTAAAGTACGAATCAACTTGACGCTCTACTTTCAGAGCATCATCATCGTTAACTAAAACGATGATATCATCTCCCGCATCCACTATGTCGTAGACCGTTAACCCTAAATATTTCATAAATGAGTTCATGACACAGGTCATTAAAACGTGATTCATAAGTGACGTCCAACTTGAACCTGACGCACGACAAGCCTCCAAATCATATTTGTAATCAAATAGATTGGACTTAGCCACCCCTTTATTTCGGCTAAACATTTTAATGAGTTTGGAAAATTCCGTATCACCATCAAACGCTTGTATCATAAACTCCTCTTCTAACTTCTTAAGGGCACCCCTAATGTGCCTATCCCACCTCGAAACATCAAATATTAGTGCTCTAGTTTTACCATCACCACCTAGTCCGTTCCATTTTTCATGCAGTAAATTATACAAACTGACATCGTCCAAGCCTTTTGCAAAAATCTTTCCTTTTGGGAATCGTATTCCCTGTGATTCATAATTAAAAACAGTTTCCTGCAAAGGTCCAATAAACTTTGATATAGCTACATTATAATCCATTGACATAGGTGTAACAGCTCTCGGGTCAGCCCCCAAATCACCATAATTAGTGGTATAAACTTTTGAGCCATAGACATCTAGTTCGGTCTTCTCCGTTTTGGTAAACATCTTAGTCTTAGCATTAACATTAAATTGTGAGAATATTTTTGCCATTCTTCTACGATAATATTTTCGCTTGGACTTTGGAACATATTTTTCCAAAACTTCTTCCCAACTACATGACTTGACTGGGGGTAATTCTTTCAATAAATATCTTAATTCTGCTCGTACCCTTTTATACATTTTGACTGTAATTGATGGTATTTTTGTAATCTCTGTGGGTTTCAATGTTTGGTTAACGACTCTATTGCGAACTGCAACATCAAAGTTATATACACAGTCAGCACTAGGATAGTTTATCAACTTCCCATCACCCAAATACATCAGGTTTAAACTGGTTAACTTTTTGCACACATGTTGCAATCCGTTCGAGAACTCGATACCCGGTTGGATAAGATTCGTGCTATCCACCGAGCAAACCCTTCTGCCGTAGCAACAGAAGGATTCTAAGTAGATTGGGACCCATCACTTCTTAGAATCTGGCACATACAACTTAAGATCAGACTGAACGCCTCTTGCAATAAGATCAATCATCTCATATTTAGTGCGTTGAAAATGTTGTATGTGGAAGATTCTTAGCAATGCCTTCTGTGGTATTGCTGTGATGACAGAAACAAATTTAACTCTATAAAACTTGTCCCAATCTTCAGGCGAGACAGCAAGCGGACTCGGACAGGTTTGAGCTGATGACCTTAAAATGTCCATAAATTTGTTAAACCTTGCTGTCGTATTAACATCACTAGTTCTCGGCCACAATTCGTGGAGTTTCCTTGTGGCTGTTTCAAATACAAGCTCTATAAGTTGTTTGGCTACTTCGACATCTACCTCTGGATCTCTGCGGCCTAATGACTTATCGTGTGCTGTGGCGACTATGGGAACTATTGCCGGCAAAATGAGATGTGAGAGATGCTTAACATAAGGATTATCATCAATCTGCTCGGCTTTAACAACGTCGCGTGTGTAACTTTGATCTGCTTGTACTTTTGCGTATAACACAGGGATCGTTGAAAAGTCTAAACGCTCAATCTTAACCCAACCAAGAAACCTTTCCATTAGACCTATATTAACAATCCCATCATAGGTTCCGCGTTCATTACTGGCCTCCAAATATTGTAATGCTTCAATATTTTGGTACGCGAAACCAGTTTCCCCTTTAGTCATATGCCTACGCATGCTATGAATT